CCGACAAAGGCTGGCGCGATGACTTCAAAAAGCGCCACCCCGAGACCGCCGTCCACTACACCCCGCGCCGCACCACGGTGCTTGTCCCTTAAATGATCAAAGCACCCGACCGCGACAAAATCTCCGAAATCCTTTCGGACATCGATGAAGCCGACGCCGATGGCAGCGGCTACGTCCAGCGGAAGCTCCGCAACTGGAACACCCGCTTCTGCATCTGGGCCGGCCAGACCGACGACGGCCGCAAGCACCAAGAGGCTCTCGGCAAGCGCCCATTCCCATGGGACAAAAGTTTAGATTCCCGCGTGCGCATGGCCGACACCATCGTCCGAGATCACGTTGCCATGCTGACCAACGCCTTCTTCAAGGCGCGCGTCCAGGTCCAGCCCGTCGAGTCCATGGACATCGACAAGCGCAGCGCCGCGGAGTCCGTCCTCAAGTGGCTCCTCTTTCAGCACGTCTTGGATGACCTCCGGCGCGAAGTGCAGCTCGCCGCAAACTTCCGCGAGACCTACGGCCTCGCCGTCATGGCCGTCGATTGGATCAAGACCACCCGCACCGAGATCAAGAGCTTCAGCATGGAAGACGCCATGATGATGCTGCAGGAGTCGCAAGACCCCAACCTGCAAGCCCTTCTCGAAGTCGTCCTTGACCCGGAACAAGAGGAGTTGGCCGCGCAGTTGATGGGCGAAGTCATCCCGGAACTCGGCAGCACCGCCAAAGTCCGCGCCTTCCGCGAAAAAGGCTTCGTCGAATGGGAGCAACCCTACGTTTTTGAAAGCCGGCCCCAGTGGACCGCGCTTGAGCCTTGGGAAGACATCATCTTCCCCGCCCAGACCTACTCATTACAGCGTGCCGCGTTCGTTGCCCGACGCGAGCTAATGACCGAACCGGAGTTGCGCGAACGTGCCGCTGTCGAGGGTTGGGACGACAAGTGGGTCGAGCAAGTCGTAGAGAAGAAAGGCGACATCCGCCGCATCTCGCTGAACCTCCACCGCAGCGACCAGTTCCTCTACGACCACCAGCGCGACATGATCGAGATCTGGCACGTCTACAGGAAGGAGCACGACGACCGCACCAAGGCGATGCGCGTCACCCGCACCGTCCTCAGCTACCACGTCCCGGATCGCACCGCCGTCCACGACATCCTGCCCTACGCCCACGCGCTTTATCCCTTCGTCGAGCTGCCCCGCGAGCGCGCCTCGCGCCCCATCTTGGAGTCCCGCGGCGTGCCGGAGATCGTCCAGACCGCCCAGGAAGAAGTCAAAATCCAACGCGACATGCGAGGCGACCGCGCCAGCATCGTCACCTTGCCCCCGCTCAAAACCCCCGCCGCGCGCGGCAAGATGGACCTCATCATGGGACCGGGCGTGCAAATCCCCGAGCGCCGCCCCGGCGAGATCTCTTGGATGAACCCGCCGCAGCCTGACGCCGGCAGCATCGAAGTTGAGATGTCCATCCGCAACGACGTGGACAACTACTTCGGACGAATCTCCGAAGCCGTCCCGCCGCAACGCTACATGCTGCACACTCAGGAGCTGGTCGATTCGTGGCTCCTCGACATGAAGCTCTGCCTCGTCCAGACGCTCTCGCTCTGTCAACAATACATGACCGACGAAGAAGTCGCCCGCGTCACCGGCAACCCCAATCTCCCGCTCACCGCCAGCCCCGCCGACATCCGCGGCCGCTTTGACGTGACATGCGAGTTCGACGCCCGACTGCTCGACTCCGAAGCCCTCGGCGCCAAATTAGATTACCTCGCCAAAGTCTTGGTTCCCCTGGACAGCTTCGGCGTTATCGACCGCGCCGGTCTTGTGAAATACATGTTCCAAGCGGTTGACCCCAACCTCGCCGGAATCCTCGTCCAGGACATCGGCCAAGCCACCGCCGCCGAGCAAGAAGACGAGCAAGGAGCCTTCGCAAAAATCGCCGCAGGCACCGAACCCCCGCTCAAGGAGGGCGGCCAAAACGCGCAGGTAAGGCTGCAAACCCTGCAGCAAATCATTCAGTCCAACCCCGCCGTCCAGCAGCGCTACCAGCAAGACGAAATCTTCCGCTCAATGATCGACGCGAGAGCACAGGCTTTCCAGTTCCAGCTCCAGCAGCAGCAAAACGCCGTAATCGGCCGCACCGGCGCCCAGCCCGCGCTGCAAAAGATGGCCCAAGACCAGCAACTCGGCATGTCCGCATCTCCCGTCTCTTAGTCTCTTAGTCTTTTAGTCTCTTCGTCTCTCCTCCCATGCATCCAAACGTCTCCGTCAGAAACATCGCCGGTCTAAATATTCCCCAGCACAACGCCGTTGAGCTGAATTACGTTTCCACGACAAACAATCTTTCCACGGTGGTCTACAAAGAAGGCAGCCAGACAGTCGCCACGCTCACCTTCACCTATGTCGGCGGCACGCCGTCCAGCGATGACGCCCGCATCGCCACCGTCACCCGCTCTTAAATCTCCAATTTCTAATTTCCAATGGGCTTCGCCTTCAATCCGTTCACCGGCAACTTCGACCAGAAAGGTTCTGGCGGAGGCGGCGGCGGCTCTGCCTTCTTCGCAGGCGAAGTGGCAACCTATGCCGATCTCCCGCTCGACGGATCGGCGGCCCTCGATAGCCGCTGGCTCGTTCGCTCGAACTCCGGCACCTGGCCCTTCAGCTCCTACAAACAAGCCGGCGTGTATGTCCGCAAAGCCATCGTCGGCGCCTCCCGCGACAACGACTACCAGCTCACCGACACGTCCTTCCACGATGTGATGTCAGACGCCGCATTCCTCATCTACGACGACGGCGACGCCACCAAGAATCTGAAGTTCCAACTCTCCGGCATCACCACCGGCACCACCCGCACGCTCACGGCCGCCGACCGCTCCGGCGTCAACGTCGTCAGCGACACCTCCGCAGGCACTGGCTCCGACGTGGTCAACAACATCGTTTCGCTTACCCAAGCGGAATACAACGCCATCGGTTCACCCGACGCGGCCACGCTTTTCCTCATCACCGATCCCTGACCCATGGCCCTCCTGCAAAAAGCCTATCTCGGTGCCACGCCGCTCTTCCGCAGTAAGGACTGGTTTGAGGACGCCTACACGCTGGTCAACGACAGCGGTCTTGTCACCGTCACTGCGAACACCTCCGCGCACACCAAAGGATCGTGGTCTGAACTTATCGCCAGCGCTTCCGCTAACGCCTCGCTGTTGGTGCTGCATGTGCAAGATGTCTCAGCGGTGTCAACGGCTACAGCAACGCTTCTTGATCTGGCCACAGGAGCCAGCGGCTCTGAATCCGCTGTTGCCTCCGACATAGCAATCGGTAGTGCACAAACCACCGCGGGACCTGTAGGCGTTGCCATTACTATTCCGCTCAAAATCGCCAGCGGCACCCGCCTGTCCGCCCGCATCCAGTCTGTCGTCACAGGCGGCAAGACTGCGTCAGTTCAAGCTTTCTTGTTCGACGTTGGCGATTTTGCCACCGCGCCGACCAGCGTTGACGTAATCGGCGGCAACACGGCAAACAGCCAAGGAATCAGCTTCAGCGGAGCCAGCGGAACATGGGTGCAAGCAACGGCATCGACATCACAAGCATACCGCGCCGTTGCAATAATTCCGTCTGCACACAGCGCAGCCATTTCGTCTATTGGACCGCAGCTTGACCTCGGCGTTGGGGCTTCGGGCAGCGAAGTGGTCTTCGGTATAACACTTGTGGCCTACAACAACTCCGAAGCCGTCCAAAGCGCGCCGCCGTATTTAAGCCTGTTCGGCAGAAGCATCCCAGCAGGCAGCCGCCTCGCCGTGAGGCACAACATAGCGACAGGTCCCAGCAGCTACGGCTTCACCCTCATCGGCATCCCCTAAGTCATGCAAAACTGGCACCTCCTTTATAACACCACGACAGGCCAAAGCGTCAGCATCGGCACCGTCATTGCCGATCCGCTACCGGCAGGCATCACCGCGCTGCCGCTCACCGACGAGCAAGGCGAAGGACTGCAAAACGGCAGCCTCATCTGGGACGCCGCCAGTCGCACGCTCATCCCCACGCCTCCGCCCGCTGTCACCGCCGAAGAACACCTTGAGTCTGTCGGCCTCGGCGGCAGTCGCCAGCCCACACTTTTGTATCTGCGCCAGTCCATCACCGCCGCAGGCAAAACCTGCGCCGAGCTGGACGCCGTCGAAGCCTACTTGCAGCAAGTCCTCACCATGTTCGCCGCCAATCCGGCGCCGCGTAACGATTGGCCGAATCCCAGCGTCACCTTTGAAGCCGCCGTGCAGTCCGCCATGCAGGCCCTCAACTCCTAATGTCCCTCAACTCTCAACCCTCAACCCTCAACTGACAAAATGCGCACCGTCACACTCCAAAGCATTTTGTTACGCGCCTGGCAGAGAGTCGGCAACGACGCCTCTGCGTTGGCAAATATTCCCTCCGGTGCGCAGACCATGCTCGTCGCCGCGGCGAACGACGCCATCGAGACCTGCTGGACCTGGGCGGATTGGCCCGAGCTGTGCCGCATCGAAGAGCGCACCATCCAGGGCGACGAAACGAACGGCTTCTACATCGACTACGACCAAGGCGGCGGCGAGACCCCGATGGGCGAAGTCTTTAACATCACCAGGGACAACCCGAACAAAACAGCCTCACCCCGCGAACTCCAATACAGTCTCCTCGGCGACAGCATCCGCCTTCCGGACGACACCGACATCCCCGCCACCGCCTGGGTCCGCTACCGCACGCGCCCCGACACCTACACCACGAGCAACCTCTCGGCCACCGTCCCCGCCGTGTTGAGCAAAGCCGTCGGTTATCTCCTGACAGCCTCGCTTCTCGAAGAAGACGGCCAGCTCACGAAATCAACGCTCATGGAAGAAAAAGCCATGAATGAATTAGTGACCGAACGAGACAAGTTCTACTTCCAGCAAAACCAACCCCAAGCCTGGTCCGCCCGAATCGGACATTATTAACAAAAGCCAACGAAGCTAACGAAGGTATTTCCAAACCCTCAACCCTCAACTCTCAACTCTTCATGAACGCCAACACACGCATCGCCAACTTCATCAACCGCACCGTCACCGTCACGCCGGTGCTCGACACCAACGCCTACACGGCGAACGACGTTCTGTTCCCGACCATCGAACTCGACTTCGGCAACGCCCTCGTCAGCGGCGTCATCAAGCACGCCTCGATCCTCGACACCGACGACCAAGCCTCGCAGACCATCACGCTGTATTTCGCCGGGTCCACCTTCACCCTCGGCACGGCCAATAGCGCCATCAGCATCAGCGACGCAGACGCCGAGAAGCTCCTCGGCACCGCCGCCGTCACCACCAGCACGGATCTCATCGGCAGCCGTTTCGGACAAAACACCGACATCGGCCTGCCCTTCACCGTCAACAGCGGCAGCCTCTTTGTTGCCGCCAGCACCGGCGGCGCCGGCACCCACAGCGCCAGCGGCCTCAAACTCCGCGTCACCATCGAAGTCCACACCGAAAACTAAGCATGCCGCTTCCCTTCACAGTCCGCCGCACCGACCCGGATGCCGCCGCCTTCTGCGCCCGCAGTGGAGCGACCGACCGCGCTGCCATCAATGCCTTCGTGCGCGGCGTGAAGGATCTCGGATTGTGGGAAAGCATGGTCTGCTGGCCCCTTCGCTCGGAGCAAAACGCTGGCACCGGCACCACGGCGTATTCGCTGGGTGGGCTGGGGACGTTTGATGGGACGCTGACCAATGGGCCGACTTGGGGGTTGGATGGGGTCACCAACTCGGCAAATGGCGACATAAGAACATCGTGGGTTATCTCAGGAGGAGCGCAGGCTCACATTGTCGTTTCAAACAGCACTACCACTAGCGTTACTCGGTGTTACGGCGGAAACCTTAGTAATGTAAATACCAAGGGAACGCGCTTTAGGGACGATGCCGCGCTTTTTGGAGATGGAGCACTGCAAGGAAAATTTAGAGATTTTACCTCAGCAGGACAGTTCAAGATGTCGGCCGCGCTTTACAACCGGCCAAACGCATCTTTCTCGTTTCTAAACACTACAAGCGCCTCAATAGTTTCTGGCAACGCAGTTGTCGCCAGCGAAAACACTTTCACGATGTTAGCGGCGAGAGACCTAGGCAGTTCCACTCAATTCTATTCGGGCGTGATGGCGTTTTATGCGGTGTTCGCAACAGAGCTAACAACCACGCAATATTTAAGCGTCAACAACCTCTACCGCGCCACCCTCGGCACCGGCCTCGGCTTACCATGAGCAACTTCGAGACCACCGAACGCATCATCGCCGTGCCCGCCGAAGCGGTAGGCACGATGTTCCCCGACCTCCTCGCGCAGTATGGCGAAGAACTGCCCGACGCCGGACGCAGCATCCTCACCATCGGCGGGCACTGGGACGACGCCGAGAAGACCCGCATCCGCGCCGCCAGCCTCACGGACGGCACGATCACCGGCCAACCGCTCACAGACGGACGCCTCGCGTTTCGCTGCCTCTGGCAAGCCGACCTCGCCGCCGCCTTTGACGCAGGCGAGATCGCCGGCGTCGAACAACTGACGGAAGAACAACTCTCAACCCTCATCTCGCAACCCTCAACTGCCCCATGACGTATTGGCACACACATTTTTCAACAACCGAGAAGGGCGTGATCGGCACGGTCACATCCCTCGGCTCCTCGGCCTTCAGCATGCTGCCCCATTTAGAGACAACCCTGCGAGTCGCCGGTCTATGTGTCGGCCTCGCCGTCGGCGTAGTCACCCTAATTTCGGTCCTCCACGACCTCAGAAATAAACAAAAGCTAACGAAGCAAACGAAGGAATAACATTATGCGTAATATCAAAACGACCATCCTCGGAGTTACCACCATCCTCATCTCGGCTTTGACCGTGGTGAAGAGCGTCCTCGAAGGCACGCCCGTCGGCGACCTCGCCATGCACCTCGCCGCGATCACCGCCGGCTGGGGACTAATTGTTGCGAAGGATAACGACGCCCGGCTCTAAGACGAAAGATGAAACCGCAAGCCGACCAGGTAGGGCGGGGCCTCCGGACCCGCCGCTGCCTCCAAGTCTCAGCCCTCGCGCTCATCGCCCTGTCGATGAGCGGTTGCGTGACGCTCGGCTACGACTTCGTGAAGCAGCAGGCCACCGTGACCGTCACACCGAGCACCAAAGGCTACGCGAAATAACCCATGTGGACCTGGATCAAGAGAATCTTTGGCAACAAATCCGACGCTACCCCAGCGCCGGCCTCGCCGAATTTGCCCTCCGCATCCACAACGAGCTTCACCGTCGAGCCACCGCTGACGACCTACGACGAACGCCGTCTCAGCACGCCGAACAAACAAGCCAACCGCATCAAGCCGCAAGCCGTCGTCCTGCATCATTCGGACGGCAGCTACCGGGGCAGCTGCGCCTGGATCACCAACCCCGCAAGTAAGGTGAGCTACCACGTCCTCATCGCCCGCGACGGCCGCCGCACCGTCTTCGCCAACGACACCGACCGCTGCTGGCACGCCGGCCGCAGCTCGTGGCAGGGCCGCTCCGATCTCAACAGTTGGAGCCTCGGCGTGGCCTGGGACGGCAACACCTACGAAGACCCGCTGGGCGAAGCCGCCATGAACAGCGCCCTCGAATACCTGGTCCCCCGCATGAAGAAGTGGAACATCCCGCTGAACCTCGTCCTCACCCACCAACAAGTCGCCCCAACCCGCAAAACCGACATCTCCCCCGGTGATGCAGCGCGGTTCAAAAGCAGACTCCGTTCTGCCCTGACGCCTGCTAACTGACGACTGCCAACTTCCCCATGTCCCTCGAATCTCCAGTCCAGCGCGACGGCGACAACGGCTTCATCGGCTTCGCCAGCCGCTTGAACCCGCTGACGCTTCCCGCCGGAATGCTGCAAGACTCGGTCAACATGCGCTTGGACAGGGGCGTTGCACAAACCCGCAAGGGCAGCAAGCGCCTAACGGACACCATCGGCACGACCGGCGCCCCGCTGACTCTCGACTTTACCCTCGGCACCGACAGGACTGTCACCTCGATCACCCGAGCCTCGACCACCGCGACCGTCACCGCCACCGCCCACGGATTCACGACCGGCGACCAGGTGAACATCCGTGGCGCCGTGCAGACGGACTACAACGGCGACTTCATCGTCACTGTGACGGACGCCAATACTTTCACCTACACCGTCAGCGGCAGCCCCGCGACACCGGCCACCGGCACCATCATCGCCAACAACGGCCCCGAAGTGCGCGACAGCTACGACGGCGGACTGTATGCCGCCGGAGTGTTCGCCAGCCAGAACTACGACAACGCCAACGAATTTATCGTGCTCGCCGGATCAGACAGCGCCACGCTTTACCGGCAGGGACAATCGCCAGTAGTTAAAACCTACCCGACCAGCCCCGCCGAGAAGATCGAAGGCACCGACACTGTCAGCGTGCTACAAGCCTTTGATCGCTTGTATATCCTCCGCGAAGCCTCTCGCTCCGCCACCGGCTATGAGGAAAAGCTGACGACTGCCTCCGGCATTACCGTTTCCTCGACCACGGCCACAGTCAACGTCACGGCCCATGGCTATCCGGCTGGCGCCCGTGTCCGCATCGAAGGCAGCACGACGCCCGCCTTCGACGGACACGAATACGACATCCAAACGGCCGCCACAGATTCATTTACGATCACTGTGCCGAGCGGCACCGCCACGCATGCCGCCGCCACGATCAAGGTGCGGAGAACAAAGCCGCCGATCTACTGGGACGGCGGCAGCGGCAACTTCACCCGCGCCACCGCAGGCGTTCCCGCCGCAGGTGTGACCTACACGACCATGCCGAGTGTCGGCTGGGCCAGCTACCACAACAACCGCCTCTGGATTGCAAAGAACCGCGACACCGTGGCGATCAGCGACGTTCTCGACCCTGACCTCTACGACCCTTTCTGGAACAGCTTCCGCGCAGGCGCAGGTGGTGATGACCGCATTGTCGCCGTCCACCCATGGGTCGAAGGCCAAGCACTCGTCTTCTGCCGCAAAAGCATCTGGCTCGCCACGCTCAATCAATTCGCCTCAACCGATGGCAGCGACTTTTCCGTAGACACTCCGGTCTCGCAACTCACGCTCCTGACCAACGAGATCGGATGCAGCGCCCGCAACACCATCGTCACCGCCGGTAACTTTGTCTTCTTCCTCAGTGACGCCGGTATCTACCGCCTAGACCGCGCCCTCGACCTCAAAGTTCGCGGCGATACCAAGCCTCTCAGCGAACCCATCGCCGACCTTTTCAGCCAAGTGGTGCAGAGCCGCGTAGAGCGCAGCGCCTTCGGCATCTGGCACAACAACAGGTATCTCGTTGCGCTTCCTACCAGCACAGACCCCTTGGACGGCAACCAGTTGGTCATTGCTTGGAATGCCTTAAATTCTCAATGGGAATACCGCGACATCTATCCGAGCAGCGCATCGGTCAACCAGATCCTCGTCGGAACCTACGACAACCAGCGCCGCGTCTTCTCGGTGCCGCGCTCCGGCAACCTGTATTTGCTGGAACAAGAGAACACCGCACTGGACGACAACGCAGTCAACGCGGGCACCAGCCCCATCACCGGCAGCATCCGGACCCGCCGCTACGACTTTGGAGATATGCACAGCAAACGCTTCCTCCGCACCATCGCCGATGTCGTCATTCCCGCAGGCGCCAGCGTCACAACCAAGATCAGCACGATCAACCCTGACACTGAAACAACCATCGGAACGCTGACCAACAGCAACGCGACCAGCGAGGACTACAATATGAAATCTCCGGTGCGCTACAAAGCGCACAGCGCCGAAGTCATTTACGAAACATCCAACGGCCGACCGGAGATCCGCAGCGCCAGCATCGAAGCCTCGCCCAAGTCGCTACCGCCTACGGAAACGCGCTCTGCCGCCTAATCTCTCAACGCTCAACCCTCATCTCTCAACTACCCTATGGCCTCCTACGCATACACATTCACTAGCGGCGACACCGTCACCCCGACCAAGCTAAACAACGCCCGCACAGTCAGCGAGATCGTCAACGCCGACATCAAGAGCGATGCGGCGATTGGACTAAGCAAACTGGCCACAGGCGCCCTTCCGACAGCCATAACCGTTGCCACGGCAAACATTCTGGACGGCAACGTAACTTTGGCCAAGCTCGTCACCGCTGTGCAGCAGTCGCTTGTTCCGGCTGGTGCCGTCCAAGCCTTCGCCATGAACAGCGCCCCCGCTGGCTGGCTGGCAGCAGACGGCACCGCAGTAAGCCGCAGCACCTACGCCGCGCTCTTTGCCGCTATCGGCACGACCTACGGTGTGGGCGACGGCAGCACGACTTTCGCCTTGCCAGACCTGCGCGGCATCTTTGTGCGCGGCAGCGGAACCAATAGCGACGGCACTGCGTCTGGGACGTTTGGAGCGAAGCAGGCGGATGAACTAAAAAGCCATACGCACGGCGCTGCGCTTACCTACCTTTACGGAAGAACTGGAGTGACCACTAACTCGATTGCTGTTGGGGGCGACAATGCCGATTATGGCAGGGACTTTTTAGCGGCAACCGGCGGCACCGAAACCCGCCCGAAGAACATTGCCATGCTCTATTGCATCAAGTTCTAAGCATGACCCCATGGCAAAAGGCAAAACACTGGTGGGACAACCACTCGACGCAAGACTTCTGGGAGCTTGTCGGCGAGCATCTGTCGTCCGGCTTAGTCCACGCCACGCCGGAAGTGTTTCTGCTCGCCTCGGAGTTGCGGTGGAACGCGGAGGATCAAGCCTTTGAAAGCGGCGAGCCAAATTGTTGGTTCGTCACTTTGGCTGCTGCTGCTGGCCGCGCAAACCCTGTTAGGGAGTTTATGCGCGTGGCGCCGCATCCGCAGCAATACGCGGCATGGTGCCGCAGGGGCAGCTTTGAGCCGCGAGTCTACGATTGGAACAAACTAATTAGCAAAACAGGAGGATAATACTATGGGAGGAAAAGGACCAAGCGCGCCCGCGCCACAACCAGTGCCAGCGGCGCCCGCGCCGATTGACTACGATAAAATGGCCGCCGCGTCGATCCGCGTGGCCAATGCACAGATCGCCGCCGAAGAGGAGTCGATCAAGCGGCTTTATCCGCAATACATCAACATGCAGTTCGGCACCGCCGACCAGCTCGCCGGTCGTCTCAACAACGAATACCTCCAGCGCGCTCGCGGCGTTGTCGGCGAGGAGCTGCAAGCGGCGTCCGCGCCTAATGCCATTGAGGCGCAGCTCCAGCGGGATGCGGAGTCTGAACTCGCGCTCGGCCGCTCGCTCTCACCGGAGCAGCAGCGCGAAGCCTCGCAGTCTGCGCGCGCGGCATTTGCCGCTCGCGGTCTCAGCACCTCGATGGGTAGCAGCGCGGCGGAAATCCTCAACCGCGATGCCTATGGGCAACAGCGTTTGGATGCGCGCCGTGGGTTTGCGGCTGGCGTGAACCAGATGGATCTGGCGCGGCGTCAGCGGCGGATTGGTCTCGGCGGGATGTATATGGAGACAGATCCATATCGTCAGGCGCTCGGACCCGCCTTCGGCCTCGGCGGCGACACACTGCGCACCTCGCAGAATCAGGTGAGTAACATCTTTAACAACTCGCTCCAGCAAAGTGGCAACGTAAGCAGCTTCAACACGAATATGGGGATGAGCTTGAGAAATTCTGCGCTTAACAATAACGCCGCCATGCAGGCTGCGGCGATGCAGGCCGGTGCGCAGCAAAACGCAGGCATGATGGGCATGCTCGGCGGGATCGGCGGCGGTGTGGCCTCTGGCCTCGGCTCGGTCGGCATGGGCATGGCCCTCGGCGGCGTTTCTTTCTAATGACCTACGAAGACAAAGTCTCTTACGCCCACCGGCTCATTGAGCAGTCGCTCGTTGAGTTTGGCAATCCGTGCATCGCTTGCTCTTTCGGCAAGGATAGCATGGTGGTGCTGGACTTGGTGCGGCGTCACCGGGATGACTTGCCGGTTGTCTTCCACCGCGAGCCTTGGCAGCCGCACAAGTATCGGTTCGCCGATGCGGTGATCCAGCACTACGGACTGCGCGTCTACGATTTCCCGCCCTCGGCCACGATGGTGCAGGACGGCGGGGGCGAGGTGGAGATCGCCGGATACTACCAGATCGGCGCCCGCTACAATATGCTGCCGACCGGCATCCGCGCCCCGAAGGACGGCGAGGACTTTGTCTGCGGACTTGCGGACATCTACCAGCGGCCGACCGGCACGTTCAACTGGCCGTGGGATGCGATGTTCCATGGCCACAAGGCGAGCGATACGGATGCGGTCTACGGCGACATCACGATCCGCACCGATGTGGCGCGCAATCTGGACAGCGCCAGCCTCGTCTTCCCCATCCGCCTCTTCACCGATGAGGACGTGTGGCGCTACATCGAGGAGAACAATTTGCCCATCCACCATGGACGCTACGAGAAGGTCGGCGAGTCATGGCAGGAGCGGGACGACAAGACCGACAACCCTGACTATGTGACCGCCTGCACGGCGTGCATGGCCAAGGACGGACCCGCCGAGGTGCTGTGCCCACGGCTTGGCCAACTGGTGAGCAATGTGAGTGATCAGCTCAGATGGTCACAAAAAGAACGCCCCAGCTACCTGCGGGCGGAAGCAGCTTAATCAACAACGAAGGAGAACAAAACTATGTTTGGATACGCACCCCAAGATTCAGATCAAAGCGGACGCATCATCGCCCAAGGCATGATGGGCGCCGCGCAAACCAACGCCCAGTCCATGGGACAGCTCGGCCAGGATATTGGCGGGGCGCTGGCCGGCATCGGGCAGATGTATGGTGAAATCGAAGGACGCAAGGCCAAGGGCCGCGCCTTCAAGGATGTCTTCAAGGTCGTCTCGCCATCGATGGGCATCTCCATGGATCAGCTTGAAGCGGTCTCTGGCGGCAAGCTCAAGAATGACATGGATTGGTACAATGTGAGCGAAACCATCTCGCCGCTGATGCCGTCGATGATCAACGCGCAGTTGGTTGGTAATAAACTTGGCGTGCAGCAGCAGCAGCCGTTTGTGAATGCGGGGCTAAAGAATGCCGGGAATATCGCAGGCGGCAATGCGACCTACACGCCGCCGGCTGGCATGGCTCCGGTTGAGCCTCCGCTGCCGACAGGCGGGCCTGCGCCATCCGTGGACACGCCGCTTCCCGCTCTCGCCGGCGCACCAACTCCCGCAGCAACACCAGCGCCGGCCATTCCCGGAGGACGCGCCTCATGGGACGCGGCCAACCGCCGCCGCGCAGCCAATGGACTCAAGCCGCTTCCTTATCCTCCTGGTATCTAATGAGCGCCCCAACCTACGACCCCAACGAAACCAGCATTCGTAATTCTTTGGCTACGCTGGACATCGCCCCAGAACCGGAGGGCGTTCGAGAGCCAACGCCACAAGATTTTGCCAACATGGCCATTGCCCCAACAGGCAGGCAGGCCAATCTTGATTTTCTAAGGCAGCCCTACAACGAGAGCTGGCCAGACGCCATAAAGGATGAGTGGGAAAAATACCACATGCTGGGCATAAGCACAACGCCAGCACAAGCGGCTGAAGACATGTCGCAATCAATGAAGGCCGAGCGCCAAGCGGCGGCGGCGGCGAACGACCCCATGCGCAAGATGCAACAGGAAGAGCTGCAACTAAAGCTGGCGGACTTTCAAAAAAAACCGGAAGAAGAAAAGAAGCGCTCGCTGGACAATATTTACATCATGCGAGACGCACTCAATCAATTGCGCAACCACAAGGGGCGCCCCGCAGCCATCGGCTACAAGGTTGGTCGGCCAGAATATATGTTTGGCCTTGCCAACGAGGCGCAGGCTGGCACCGCGGCGGCTGGCTTTGAGGGCTTGCTCAAACAGATCGAGGGTGGCGTGTTTCGAGTCGTCTTCCCCGAACTGAAGGGCGCCGGACCCGTGACGGACGTGGAAGGTCAAAAGGCCCAGCAGTCGGTGAGCCGCCTTTCGACCAAGCTACCGATGGAAGATTTTACCCAAGCAGAAAACGACATTGAGAACTTTTTGGATCGCCTGGAGTCGCGCATGACTGGACGGCCGGTAGAGGAAATTGTGCAGAGCCGCTCGCCTATGCCGGCGGCCGACCCGTCTCGCACGCCATCGCCGACCGGATCGCCGGCCCCCTCCGCATCTCCCGCGCCGACCCCGGTAATGACTCCAGCGAGGCAAGCGGCGATGACTGATCCAATCAAGGCGGCCATCGCCTCGCTAGGCGAAGAAACTGTGATTGGTGGCAACCGCGCGCAGCGCGTTGTTCATCCTGACGGCCGCGTGACCTACAAGGTCATCGGCCCAGTCAACCAGCAGTAATAATGCTACAACCCGGACAAGAGCTGTCGCCCGAGGAAGTCGTGGCGATGAAGCGTGACGAGGAAACAACTCGCCTCTCCACGTTGCTGGCCACGCCCATGGGCAAGGCTATGTTCTCGGACGGACCGGAGTATACGCCCGAAGAGGTCGTCACCATGCAGGCGGCAGAGGCCCAAGCTGAGATTCCCGCCGAGCAGGTGCTGGTGCAGCAGGTCTTGGAGCTTAACGACCCGAATGCGCCAGACCTGCCCAAGGACGAGTGGCGCCGCCGCACCCAGCTCAAGAAGACGCTGCAAGAGCAGGGTCTGTTGGACAGCGATTTCATGGCCACAGCCAAGGGCGTTGGCGGGCTGGTGGTGACTATTGCGGACGGCGTAACGTCGCCGCTGCGTTACGATCCTCGAAACGAGGACGGCGATGTCATTCCGGCCAAGGACGGGCTGGAATATATTTCTCGTTACAATCCGGCGATGTGGCCCGCAGCGGTTTCTGACGCCATCAACCGCTCGCCCGCTACGCTCAATTACGCTGGCGAGTTGCTTCAGCAAGGATATGGCATAATGAACGACGGCTTGGCCGGACTTGGCGGGCCGCGCTACAAGATCAAGGAAACTGGCGAGTTCATCACCGAGATGGACCGCGCCATGTATCGCACCAAGGTCGCGCAGACCGGCGGGCTGGCTGGAGATTCGAGCGATGACGCGCTGATTAAGCAATACGCCGCCCAAGGCATGACGCTGGAGCCGGTGACGCCGGAGGATGTCGAAGAATTTGAATACCAGCAGCACCTGCGCTTCCGCGGGCGGCTCAAGTCGATAGAGCAAAAGCGCACCGAGGGCGCTGGTCCAGAAGTTGCAACGTCCTCGCTAATGACTGCCGGTGCCGCCCCGCTTGACTGGCTGACCGGCTCCAACTACATGGATCAGGTCTGGGGTAAAAAGATGCCTGCGGAGTCGCAGGCCATGGTTATGCAAATGGGGGCCGACCCGCTAGTCTGGACATCTTTTGGTGCTGGGCTGACGCGGCTTGGTGTTTCGACCGCGGCCAAGGGCGGCGGTGCGCGCATCTTGGATGCTATTGGCAAGGGCGCGCAGAAGATGGCCCGCCCAACCGAGCAGTCTCTGCGCGAGGTGCAGCGATTCCAGAATGCCGTGTGGAGCAAGGGGCGCGTGGCGCTTTACGCCGGCGGCTTGGCCGGCATGAATTACAGCAGCCTGCCTGAGCCGCTCAAGAATGCCATGAACGTGGCAGCGGCGGCTTACGTCATCCACAAGGGGGGCGCTGGCACGCTGCGTTGGGTCGGCGACAAGTTCCCGCAGGCGGCGGTCATGTTGCGCGAGGCGGCTGACCCGCTTAACGGTGCCGACATTATGGCGCGGCAGGCGATTGCCAAGAACCCCAAGATCCCCGCTGGCATCCGCGAGCGGGTAGCCAAACCCAGCCAGTTCATGGCAATGGAGTCAACGCCAGCCAGACTGGCACGCAACGAGACACTGTCGCCCAAGACGCGCAAGATGATGGAGCGGTTGTCCAACTTTTATGTAGTGCAGGGCGTTCGCGGTGCCTCCGCGGTGGCCACCGGCGCGACCAAGGGCGCCATCGTCTCTGCGCCGTTTGCCGAGCTGACCCGTGGCGGCGGCGACGAAGAGGGCGCTAATCTGATTTATGGCGCAGGGACTGCGCTCGGCGGGGCCGGTGGCGCGGCCAGCCGGGTCTTGGGTGCCCGCAATCGCACTGTCGCCAGAGCCGAAAGCGACATCGGCCGTATGCTGGTGGACATCCAGGCCACCGTTCCCGAACTGCAGCGGCAAGGTGCGGTGAAGCGTAACCAGTGGTTTGACCGCGAGCTAAACCGATTCCTTACCGATGTGGAGCTGGCGGGCGGCGATATTGCGCACATGTTCCAAGCGCGCAGCTTCGACGAGATCGCCCGCACGGCGGCCATGCAGGGGCTATTTCGCAACGTGGATTATGTGCCCCTCAACGATGCGGACTTCGCGCTTAACGCCAAGGCGCATGGTCAGAGTGGTGCGGCGGGATTCTATTTGCACAACTCGGACGGCGCCCGCCCGCGTCTATTCGTCAACCTCGATGCCCGCCGCGCTGATGTGGACGCACATGAATTTGGTGAGGCGTTCTTCTCCAGCGATGCCTTTTCGTCGGAACAAAAGGCGGCGATGCGCGCCGAGGTCGATGCCCGCTACGGCCCCGAGGGCGTGATGGCCCGCGCCCGCGAATATGCCGAGCAGATGATTAAGTCGGAAAACGCGCGCAACTTCCCCAACGAAAACTTGGTTGTTAGTGACGATCAGATCCGTGCCAAAATGGACGAGCTGGCGCAGGACGAGCTGGGCCGCGGCGGACAAGACCCAGCGGACTGGGCGCGGCGCGAGATCATGGTGGAGGAGTGGCGGATGGCCGGCACCGACTATGCTCGGCTGCGTCGCGGCGTGCCCGCGGGCGCCAACCCCGTGACGTTCGTCGAGAACATACTCGGTGCCAATGCCCGCGCACTCGGGCTGTCTGGCGTGCGCATTGACCCAGAGACCGGCAAGGCCATCACGCCCGACCAGCTTTTCAAGGAAAACCCTGTGGCGGCCGACGACCCCATCGTCAACCGCAACCTGCGCGCCTACATCAAGACCTACAACGCATGGCTCAACGACCCGTCGCAAGAGGTGCCGAGCGGTGTGAAGGTGGCGCGTGACGGCAACGTGCAGAGTTTGGCCAACAATCCCAACGTAGATTTCTACAGCATCAACCCGGACGACCCGACCGCGCCGCGGGAAAACACCTTTGGCGTGCTGGGACCGGACGGCCGTGTTGTTGAGAAGCAACCCAAGCAACGCCGCGACGAGCGCAAGGCGCGCAACTCCCAAGTCAAGAACATGGCGGGCCGCAACCTGTTGGCGCCGGGAGACGCAGCCTTTGGCCTCAAGCGCTGGGGTGATGGCCGGGTGCGCGCTGGCGGCCGCCGATTGCCACAGAGCATTATTCTGCAGAACCACTGGAAGCCGTGGCTGCCGATCATCAATATGCTCGAGGGCATGGCCGACTCCGGCGAGTCAGTGCAGGTGCGCTATTTTGCGGTCGGCAATTCGGCAGACAAAGTGAAGACCGCCAAGCTCAAGGACGTGGACGCTATCAACCGCGAGATGGTTTTCGACCAGTGGACAACCAATGCCGCCGGCGACCTGCTGGCCCAGTTCCTCGACCTCACCGCCATGCGCAACCGCGCCATGCGCGCCATCGGCGAGCGCAACCCCGCGCTTGATCCGGCCAATGGCGGCCCCGGCTACAGCTTGCAGGCCATCATGGACGACGTGAACCAATGGATGGCAGACAAGCGCGCCGGCAAGGCTGGCGAGGCGACCATTGGCCCCGACCGCAAGAACATCGTCAACGCGCTAATCAACCCCGGCACCACACTCAACCGTGGCAAGAACCCGCTCGCCGGCAGCATGGGCAAGGGCAGCGCCATCAAGACGCTAATCCTTGAGGGCATCAACGCCGTGAGCGGCACCGGTCGCAAGGGCGCCGCCATGGACTACAATTGGGCCAACGGCAACTTCATGCCCGACCAGCCGCCGCGGCCAGACGTGGACATTGACCTGCCACAGGAAAGCATGCCCCAGCAGATCCCGCGGGAGGCTCAGGGGATGCCGGATGCTCCGGCTTCTGGTAGGTCTGATGGGATGCCGGATCGCAAGTCGCTTCAGCAACGAGCAAAAGACCTTGGGCTGCCAGCAACCGGCACTACCAAGGAAATCGCGCGGATGGTTGGGATTGGCGAGAAAAGCCCCTACGAGTGGACGCGAGAAGAGTTTAACGAGATTGCTCCTCACCTTTCAGTCCACCAAGACATTCGGCCGGGATCGGACGCGCGCGCGCAGCAGATCATGGAGCGCGGATTGCAGTCTGGCATGGTGGACAGCGTTGGCGCTTGGGGCCGCAACCACACATGGGCTGGCGGCAAAATGGCCGGAGACAATGCCTACCTATTTGTCTCAAGCAAACTGAAATACCGCCCCGGCAATCTCAACCCTTGGCTGGACGAGGGCAACATTCCCATCGCCCGCATCAAGACAAAGCCCGGACAGACAGACATCTACGAGGCGTTGATTGCGTCACGGCCGCAAGCCACCCCATCAGCCGCCCCGCGCGCCCAAGCCATGCCAGACTCCCTCGAGTCCGTTCCCACCGACCAACTCCAACGCCAATACGAGGAGAACCAAGGCTACCTCGGGCTGTCCACTCTGGGCATGCGTGAGGGCCGTCCGGTGCGTGGCGGCGCCGCGCAGACCCGCGAGCTGCTCCGGCGCAACGAGGCGATCAGCGCCGAGCTGGAGCGCCGCGGCGTGCGGTCGGAAGATCCGCAGTTGCAGCGGGCGCTGCAGAGGCGTGGGCAGGCGATGCCGGATACAAGCGGCATAGACGAGACCAAGCACATCATCGCCTACCGCGGAGGACCGAGCGGAGCTGGAGACTTCCCGGGCACATTTGTGAGCACAAGCGCCGAGGCGGCTGGGCAGTATGGTGATGTGTCTGCCGTTGGAGTCCCAAGAGGTCTGAAGGTTTTGAGCATTGAGGACAGCGAGGCCATGCAACTTGCCAAGCGCTTTGCCCGCAAGCACCCGGATGAGGCTGCAGCGCTGAACAATGACGTGCTGGCTGGCGAGGAGCCGGCAGACCTCTTCATGTTCCCAACCAAGAAATGGACAGCGCTACTCAAGTCAGAGGGATACCACGCGACCCAGATGGGTGAGGACTTGTTTGTCTTTGATGGGATTAAGCTGCAGAAGCCGAAAGCCGCCCCGCGTGGGCAGGCGATGCCGGATGCTCCGGTTTCTGGTAGGGGTGATGGGATGCTTAGTGCGCCCCGCCGCTACGTTCCCATGGAGCAATTTATCAATGAGGCCGGCGACGACCTCGGTGCGGTGCTGGCCAACGCCTACGCCGATATGGACATCAACGAGGACAGGAACGCACTCGTTGGCTTCGTTGACACGCGCAACTCCATGTATCGCCAGCGCATTCCGGTGAAGGAGTTCTTCGACTGGCTGCACTCGGATGAGCCGATGCGCGGCTTAGTCTTTGATAGCGAAAACAAACCAGCCACGGCTGGTGAGGGCGCAAGCTACACGCGCGAAGGCTACGAGGCGCTGCTCAACAGGCTGCGGGACATCAGCCTTCGCAAGCCGAAGAAATAGCTCATCTGGCACGTCCAGAAAGAGACTAAGGGTCAGCTACGGCTGGCCCTTTCTTTTTGCCAGACATCCCGGAGATCCACCTCGCGGTCGAAGACGGCGTAGAAGCGGGCCGTGGTGGACGGTTCCTTATGGCCAAGCATGTGCTGCACCAAGCTGATCCGGCCGGTCTCATTGAGCACGTCGCTGCCCGCCTGCTTGCGCAACTCGTAGGCCGCCGCCCTCCGGTCTGGCAGGAACTCGCGCACCCACATATTGAAGTTGCGCTCCATGAATTTCACCCGCATGCCCTTGGTGCGCCCCGGCACCATGAAGTCCTCCGCGGCCAGCAGCTCTGGCACCATCCACGGCGGCACCGACATGACCCGCCCGCGCTTGGCGCCGGTCTTGAGCTTCAGCCCCTCACTCTCCCGCTCGACGAGCACCATCACATGCCGGTCGCCGCGGTCTTCGATCCAGCCCCTGCGGCAGTAGGCGACCTCCTTGGGCGTCATGCCCAGGTAGCGGGTCAGTAGGAACGCCCGCCGCGTGGCCCCGCCGATGGCCTTGCTGCTGGCCTCCATCCCTTCCAGCGTCTCGGGCGGGATGCGGACGAAGGTCGCGACCGGCGCCTTCATGCCCTTGGTCATGGCGGCAAACTCTTTGATGCAGTCCGGCAGCGGGAAGCCGCGCCAGTCCATGGGATTGCAGAAGACGCTGCGCGCCCCGGAGAGCACCGAGCGCATCGTGTAGGCGCTGCCTTGGTAGGTCGTGCGGTATTTGGCCGCGGTGTCCGGCGAGACTACGGTCAGCGGGTGGGCGCGCACCTGCTCGTTGTCCTCCTCGAGCACCAGCCGCAGCATGCGCAGGAGGCGATTGACATTGGTCTGCTTCGTGTCAATCTGCGCGACTTTCAAGTAATGATCGACCGCCTCGCCAACCGACTTGTGGACCGCCCGCTGGCCAT